ACATGATGAAGCCTCCATCATCCTTGGATATTGTTTCAATAACATCAAACATCTCCGAGGCATATGTCATCTTGTTAATCTTGGTTGTCGATACTCCTGTCTCCTTTGACAACTGTATGGCGAAAGACGAGTCTGCATCCAACGTGCTTGTGTTCAGAGAGTTGATGCTTATTGGGTTGGAGATATTGTATCCTAACGTTCTGTCTTCTGCAAACGAAGCGGTATTCGATGTTGATTCTAACTTGGTTCTAGTGCCTGTTCTATCGAACGAGAACGAGTCAGAGAAGACTAACCCCTTGTCACTCACTCTTGAAAAGTCAGTAGCAGAGTTAGTTATCAATGGGTTACTACCAATAGCCTTCTTACCTGCGAAGTATGTTGCTTCAGCATGAGGGTCATAATAATAGATGTCAGTATCTGCACTTGTTGATAGATTCACTAGAGGCTTATGAGTCAGAGTTGTAGATTGGTTGTTTCCTGCTACCGATGCTACCTCTCCAATGAAAATCATATTATCTGCTTCAGTGGTGCTTCTAGTAAACAACAGGGTTCTTGCTAAAGCAGTAGTGTTCCAATTACTTATCGCAGCATGAGTGATTACCTTGCCACTCACACCGCTTACATCCATAGTTGCCGTATTCAATGCTGGAACAATCGGATTCAATGTGCTGTATGCCATATCCTCAGAGAATAACAAGTTCTTGTCTATCAGGGTGTTTAGTAGGGATGCATTGCTGTCCCTTCCCTCTACAACCAATGTTGAAAGCCCATTCTCGGCATTTGTTTCAGTGAGTTCTACAATACCGTCAAACACTTCTTCTTGGAGACTATACCCATCATTGTAATAGTAGAATCTAGGAACGCTGGTATTCTGATAGAACTTTCTACTAGCATCTTGGAACTTCACATACTCCATGTCCTTATCGATGTAGTCCACATGATTCTGATGACCACTTAGAGATGTGAATACCACTTTACTATCAAAGAACTTAGACTGCTCTTTGGGTATGGTTGTTCCTGATATAGTTAACCTATTGCCATCAGCATAAACGACCTGTGTATCTGAATCGAAGTTCTCTGTATTCAACACGCCAGTCCAATGAGCAATCTCCACATCTGCGTTATCGAACTCATGCACAGTTACAGCAACAGTAAAGGAAGTAGCATTGAGCGTCTTGTTCGCCTTCACAGTGACATCTTGTGTTCCTGAAGACTTGCTTTGTATTGCATTTATCACATAATAGTAGCCATCTACCTTGATGATAGAATCACTAGCGAGTTTCGTAGAGAGGGCGTAATCGTGCGTATCTAACATATCTGTGAATCGAATCTCATTCGCACCATCTACCTTGGATGCCTTAAATGGAAGAGGCTTGAATGATACCTTGTCACTGAAAGCCGTTTTCATTGCCTTCAATGTCTGCCCCTGTCTTATCTTGAAAGGCAACATACCTGAGTTATTCATAGCCATAGTCTTGAACATCTTGCTCATCTTATTCTGAGGACTGTTGACGATGACATCAGTAGTAAGTGGAATCACATCATTCCTGCGGGGTCTAGGGTCTGCTGTTATGTATCGTGAAGGGCCAGTGCGATTACCGTCAAGAGTCGATGATGTTGCTGATGTACTATCAGAGGTATGTCTCTTCATGTTTGGGAATGCCTTATGCCAAAGGATGGGATTAAAGTTGCCATCACCATCATCAGTTGTCCTTAGATTATCCACAAGAGTCGCATCTAGTTTCCTTCTACCGATATTAGATATCACTCCCTTTTGCTTTGCTTCTGTTCGGAATACTATATTCTGTATTCCTTTACCATAACGAAGAATAAATCCTCCTCCACTAGCATTCCATGTAGATGACGATGCTTGCCTAGAGAAATCCAGTTCAATAGAGTTATCACTAGTATTGATTGTTTTTACATTTCCTACAAAATCATCTGTGGCATCATCGAACAATGACATTCCTTGAAAGACTGTATTCATAAAAGTGGAATAACTGCCAGTGCTAACGAATAGTTTCTTTGATGAACTTCCTTCTTCAAACGCTGAGTAAGCATTACTTGTATTCAGGAATCCTACTTGATTTTGGTTTCCAGCCCCATGATTGTAATCCCACCATCTCAATCTAGTGACGGTGTATTTCTCCATGTAGTCCAACTGGTCATCCTGCTCCAACCTGTCATTGTAGAAGTAGAACGTTGGTCTATCGACTCTGTTTAGCACATCATAGTTGTCTGTCGAAGCCTGATTATCACCACGAAGCCCATAACTCACAGCCATGACATCGGTATCTGTCTTCGCTGGCCCTTTGAATATCTCAAAGTTAGTTCCCTTTGGAACTGGTGCATGATACTTAGGGCTAAACTCCAAACCGTCACCAACCTCATCAAATGTTGATATTCTAGTTATCTTAGCGAAATGCGGTCTTGCAGTATCTGATTGTGTGGAAGAATCGTATATCTCAGGGTTTAGGAGAACAAAGTAATCATAGTTCTCTATGTCCAATGCCACAACATCAGTAGCAGGGTAGTCAATGACAGATGCACCTAATGATGTATCTGCATATACAAACTTTCTATTTGTCTCGCCTGTGCTAACACTAGTATCGAATGCCTTTATCTTGAAAGGAGGGGTTGTCTCCTTGGTCGTAGCATAATTAGCGATGGTCTTGTTCTTAGGGAGAAGCCTATTTCCTATTTGGTCAGCCTTGTCATTTGATATAGAGCCACCATGAGACCCCTTTCTAATCTCGGTGAATATGACAGATGCAATTACATCAGTTATAGCCGTTCCTGTTCCGCTAGTCTCAGACTCTACATATGTTGCTTTCAAAACAGGATTGACTGATACATCCTTGAATGCCTTTCCAGTAGAGAACTCAGTAGTCATACTGGCGTAGGCTTCGTTGGCATCATCCTCGTTAACTCCTGATTTCAAGGGATAGAGAATAGTTCCATTTGTCTTTGCCATCTCAATCACCAAAGGAGTAGTAGAACAGAGTATCACTGTAATTAGGAGTCAGAGTAGTGATGGTAGGACAAGGAGTAGCAGACTTGTGAAATGCAATCTCATAGAGTTCTCCCATGAATTGAGTGGCCTTTCTAGCAGTAGCAGATAGAGTTCCATTCTGTCCTATGAAGCAGTCACCCGGACTTGTATCCAATCTGAACTTACCGATGTTTACCTTTGCTCTCTTCAC